GCTCATTCTGCTGACACAATGAGAACTGAGAAGTATGGTGTTGACTTTGAACCATCTTTGGCTATTCCCAAGAAGCATGCTGTTCGCTTTATGGAGGCTGCTGATGGTAAAGATCCCAACTTGGAGGTTTTTGGAGCTCATGGTCTTGGAGTTCCTACCTTTAGGTCTGAAGTACAAAAATCGCCTATTAGTGATAGTGTTGACGAGATTATGGATCTTCCTCGTCTGCACGGGCGTCCAGATTCTAGGCAGATCTGGAAACATTGGCAGCGTGATCTACACTCGATTGCTCATACTCGTGGAGATTTTGAACCACACGCGTGGAAACGTGCATCTGACGATTTGCAGACACGTTTTGCACAAGTGTGTGTTCAGTACCCTGACGATGTTGAAATGATTAAACCCCTTAGCTGGTATTATAACCTAAGTGGAATGGATGGGGTGAAATCTATTGACAGAATCAACACAAAATCCTCCATGGGTTTCCCTCTGAATAAGTCGAAAAGTAATTATATCGACGTTGTGGATCTTGAGGTTCCAGGTATTACTGAACCTATTGATTTTACTGATCCACAATTCAGGGAGGAATTTTATATCCAGGAGAGCCTTCTTGCTGAGGGAAAACGTATTTATACGGTTTTTCGCGGTAATTTGAAGGATGAGCCTACCAAGTTCACGAAGAATAAGATCCGGGTTTTTGCGGGATCAGAAGTTGTCTTTACGCTTCTAACTCGCAAGTACTTTTTACCCGTGGTTAAATTTATTCAGGATCATGGTTTGGAATTGGAGTGTGCTGTCGGTCTAAATGCGTTTGGACCCGTTTGGCATGATGTCACCAAGTACTTGACGGTGTACGGGCCTGATCGCATGATCGCCGGTGATTACAAAGCCTTTGACAAAACTGCGTCTGCAAAAGCTATGATGTGTGCTTTTGAGACGTTAGTTGGAGTTGCTCGTCTTGCTGGTTATGACGAGCATTCCTTGACCATTATGGAAGGAATTGCAACAGAAATTGCGTACCCTGTGTACGAGTTCAATGGTGTAATCCTTCAGGCGTTTGGATCTAATCCGAGTGGTCATCCGTTGACTGTGATCGTGAATAATCTGATCAACAGTCTTTACCTTCGTTATGCTTATTATACTCTTCATGCTGGTGAAGATGTCCCCCT